CTCAATGAAGATTTCATTGATTACATTGTTGGATACTTACGTTCTTCTCGTGATGGATTAAAACCCAATCACAAGAAGTACCAGGTCATTCTTACAATCTTGAATATTCAAAGATTGTACGAAGGTCTTGTTGAACCATCTTATGATTCAATCATTAAGAAACCAACGGCCATCGATCCTGGATTTCTAGATAATTTCTCGAAATTCGTTGAAGCTTTTCTTAGTAATAAGAAAAAGCTAAGAAACTACCCAAGATATGATTCAACTAAGGTAAACTTTGAGGAGTATCGCTCTAACTTAAGTAAGAGTGGACCCAATGGTTTACCAAAGCTTGAATCGGCTCATTTAGAAGCCAAGCATCTTTGTAAGAGACCCCTTTTCCAACCATTTAAGAAGCTATCTTCTCATTTGGGGTTAGAAGGTCTCCTGGCCTATGTTTCTCTGCTAGCAGAGATACCTATACCAGATGGTCGAGATGAATATAAAATCAAAGACGATGACGTCAACTTGAGAAAGTTGATTGCTGTTCCAGATAAGGGTTTCAAAACCCGAGTTGTCGCAATATGCGATTTCTGGACCCAATTGTTACTAGAACCCATACGGGATCACGTACAAAAGGTCATCGGTTTCTTGTTTACACAGGATTACCGACTTGATCAGGAACTTGGCGTTGAAGCCATGATCCAGTTCCAGAAAGACTGTATGGACGGAAAAGTCATAAATGGACATGTGCTTGATATCAAGCACTTGAAATTTTATGACATTTCCGCATGGACAGATCGCTTCCATCGTGATCTTCAGAAGATCACTATGAAGCATCTATTTGACAGCAAAACCTCAGAATGTTGGGCACAGTTAACTGTGCACTGTGAGTGGTATGTTCCCGGTCTTGGCACCCATATTAAATATGGGCAAGGTCAAGGGATGGGGACTAACGGATCGTTTGATATAGCAACTCTGACTGATCACCTGTTTATACATTTTATGTATGACCAAGAGGGATATTCTGGAATATTCGAGAGTATGCCTTATGGAAAGGTGGGTGACGATCTTTGGATCTATGATCCAACAGATAGTTACCAGGATTATTGTGAGAAGATTAATCTTCCCATAAATATCCAAAAGTCGAAGATCTACTGCCCATTAGGCTCTATAGCCGAATTCTGTAGTAGAACTGCTATTAATGGTATTGATGTAAGTCGGGTTAGCCCGAACGTCATAAACCAATCTAACGATTTCCGAAACATTCCACAGCTTCTGAGTGTTTGTAATCGTAGAGAAATTGTATTAAATCCCTCGTCTTTCCCTTCTCTTCAACGTAAGCTGAAGAATAGTGAAGAAAGATATATCGACATGCTGCAGCCATGGCTTATCAGCGCCGTGGTAGTCAACCTATTTTTAGAAAATAGGAAGTCACCCTACGGATTTTTATCTGCTGATTACCTGACTCAGAATGAGTGGTTAGTTAACGAAGACGTAAAACTCCTCGTTACAGACCACGAATCTTTAATAAGAATCGCGATTGGAAATAGTATTATCTCCATCTTGAAATCTGTTGAAGTAATCGATACGAAGGTAAGATCATTGAGAGTAGTAGAGAATAGTTCCATGTCATATGATGATATGGAGTCGATATATAATATCGATCTATTTTCAACTGACTGTGTAGATGTAAACTTAGTCTGCGAAAACTTAGGTTTTCGTGAGAGAAAGTACATTATACACAAGGACGGTCGAGCTAAGAGTGCCCTATTACCAACGGAAATATTTCCGGTGATAAGACTTAAAACCCTAAAGAAGAACTTAACAGTGAAACTGTTAGAGGCTCACTCTTTAGAGGGAGACAAAATCGAGGATATCCTTGAGTTTGCTCGTCTATTGAACCGAATCTCGGTCTCAGTAGATTTTAATCAGGGCCACATAAATTACGAGAAGAAAAGAGTCTATAATAGACAATTTTCCATCGTAAAATATCTTAGCAGATCTAGTAGTCCATTTGACTATCTAGAACTCGACAATGA